TATAAGAAATCAATCTCTTCGGCTCGACTTTGAAGTTGATGGAAGGAAGATATTGGCTTATGTTTTTAGGATCTACTATCATTGTGATATTGCGTTTGTTGATTCTTGTTTACCGGATTTGTTTTGGTCGAGAGTGGTGAATATGTATTCAGGTACCACGACACGGATATTATCATCCCAATTGTTGATTTTTCTCACCACGCTGAAAATTCTCATACCACGGTCAATCATAGGGAAAGTGAGAGCTTGTTTCATCAGGAATATTTCTCTGATGTTGGAGCCGGAAAGAGAGTTGCTATTCTTTCCAGGAACAGCACCTATCAAAGAAGGATGGACGCCCATAGCATAAGAAATAACGTTAGCGCCAGTCTCGTAATCGTCGAGATATTCAGAACTGATGTCGTTCTTGATTGTCTCGACAGTTATCATCTTCTCTTCGGAGACGCTATTGCCTGTAGGCAGCATCTCTTTCAACGCAACGATGGTTTTGCCTGCGTTGTCTTCTCCAGCGAGGGTGTCGTTTATTTGTTTTACAAGTTTGTTTCGGAGTTCGATACGGGCTTTTTTATCGTCTTTTGCGATTCCGTTAAGTTCTTCTTGAGCTTCAAAGAAGCGAGGCGATATGTAGATGATATATTTAACTCCGAGTTTGTATTTTAAAATCGCCCGTTTCAGCGATGGAATGGAAGCAATCTGGTCGAACCACCCCGACCTAAAAATAGAATACCATGAAGGATAGGAATAGTAAGGTCTGCCAGGCGAAGGCATATAGACAGGATAACAGACGGATTTTATGCGTTTGGCCATAAAAGCGCGAACGTCGATAAGAGCGTTGTACTCGTCGATGACTCTATAAGCGGTGATGTCGTCAACACTTTTGAATGTCCCCCATTTCGAGGAGTACAGCATGTTTGTTATATTCCCGTTCTTATCGACTCCCCAACGACTGAATGTCGCTTCACGATGGCGTATTCCTTGAATTTTCTTAAATTTTTTATCAAACACCATCAAAGGGAACGCATTTGCAAAATACGACAGATCCGTGAGAGTCTCCATCATAAATAATGGAATATCATTCTGCTCAAACCAGTCATATTCATCTCCAGAGTCGAGTTCCCAATAATCGACCACACGGTTGTTTTTGGGATCTCGAACAAGCTTCACGAGCTTAGGACCAAGACCATAAGCGACTTGCCAATTGAAATTAGCATTAGAGCCAACAATTTCAGCCTGGTCCATCTTTGTAAGAACACGTTGAGGCAGTGCATTGTCAGCGCCCCAAGGGGCAACTGTATATTTGTCAACTTTAATATTAGACAGATTATTATCATCAAATTCATTCGAAGAATTGATTGCAAGTACAGCTTGTGCTTCTTGTAGATAGCAGAAATTATTGGCCAGCCAAACGCCGCCATTGTTAATGTTATCGACCTTGCTCATTTAATCACCTCCATTCCGTTTAGTTCAATGATTGATAATCTTACCACCTTTCTAATCTGTCCGGAAGCGAGACATTTAATGTTCAAAGTTTTCCCCTTTGAGTGGAAGGAAGTGACAGCAGCTTCAGGAACGAAGATTTTACGTCCGTCTTCAGACACCCAGGTTATTGAGAAAGTACCCTTGGTTTGTGCATATTCAAAAATTGTTGACTCGTGAATTTTAGCCATCGTTTTAAATTTTAGGCAAATTTACCGACGAACAAAAACATAACAGCGACAAAAGACCATCAACAATGACCGCCCTAAGGCGGTCGAAAATTTTGTGTTTAGGAATTATGTTTTTCAAAATCGTAAAAAAGTGAATTTCAACAAAAAACACCCACAAAAAATCTACGGAGGAGATTTTTTGTGTCGCAAGACCCCGCGCCGCCCTCTTGCCCCTTTTGCGATTGCACTTTTTATTTTTGCGAAATATGCTGAACGAAGCAAAAATAACTCTCTGATAGCGGACTACAACAGCCCACTATCAGAGAAAGAAAAATAATCGCTATCCGTTAATATTATGTGGTCTATAACTCTGACATCAAGTAATTGCAATGCTTTAGCAACTCTATCTGTTTTTCCATTGTTCGTAAGTGTTTAACTCCCCCGTCATCTCTTCGTTTCGCTTTTGTACGGCATGAAGAGTAGTAGTGATTAGCTTTGCAAGGTTTTCGTAGAAAAATTACTACCCGTAGGGATGGAGAATTTTTTGGAAACAGAATGCTTGACCTTGCAAAGCAGATAATCACGGAAACTACCTTTGCCGTTAAAAAAGCCGAAACGGAAAGAGATGAGGGAATAGACAAAAACAAATGATGAAAACGAGTGAGCGGAATTAAAAATTCCGTTAAACAAGACAATGATTAACAATCATTACAGATTAAAAAAAAGAAACGCCACCCTATAGAGGTGGCGCAAAAGATATGAAAAAACAAAACATTATTGAGTTGGGGTTGGACTCCAGATAAAACCTCCATCGTCGTATGGAAGAAGCAGGCAACCGAGAAAAAGATTATCCCAAGCATCTGTGCCATCAGTGCGAAGCTCGTAAGGCATAGACTCTGCAGATTCTAATTTCTTCTCCTCTGACTTATCCTTCTGAAAACCATTCTTACCTATTTTTGCAGCTGCCAATGGTATTGCCTGGAGTAAATCGACATTATTGTCTTTATTAAACAATGGAAACAATTTACCTTCACCGTTGAAAGCATCGTTAATAATCAGGTGCTTTTTCTTATGATTCATTGGATTGCCCATGTATTTAACAACGACTGTCCATCCATATTTTTTAAATTCTTCTTTCATTACACAAATAGCATCGTGGTTGCTTTCTATGTAATTAACGGATTTAGCGGTCGAATCACAATAGGCGTAAATTACTTTGCAAATTTGATGTCGATAGTAATTGCAGAAGTCCTGTATAACCTCTCTCAAGCGTCGATTATATTTGGTGAAAAATGATTTTAACGTTTTTAAAACAGCACCTTGAACCTGCCCGGCAATAAGCCATGTTATCTGTGCATTATAATCGAATGCTATTGCTATTGGTTTGCGCAGATCTAAATCAGCGTCAAGCAGACAATCATATTGCTGATGTCGATAGTCGTTAAGCTTATCATTATTGTTGGCGACGTAAGTGTGTTTTTCGGGGTCAAAACACTGATAGAACTTACCTTCTGTTTCGGTCAGACGCTTTGTTAGAATTTCAGTCCTGAATACAGCTGCTGTCAAGTCGCGTTCCATACGCTTGATATAGTCAGCTCCCACGACTTCAATGTTGTCAAAGATGCTTCTTTCTTGATAGTACAGGCATTTGTTTCTAAGAACAGCAATCTGTCTGTTGAGTCGAGATAGTTCCTGGACTGCATAAGTGGTACTGCGCTTCATCAGTTCATCACGTCGAAGAACCAATCGAAGTATCAGGGAATATAATTCTTCATCATGGTACTTCTCATATTGTTTGATAAGCCATAAGCCGTCTTTGGTTACAGGCATATCTGTAAAGAAATCTTTGCCCCATAGATGAGGGAATTTTTCTACTGAATTAAAATGGAAACTGTTACCACCCATTGCTGGGAAAAGTTCATCATTGAGTTTTTTATAAGATAGTCCTTTTGCTTCGTCGCCTATAAGCCAGTTTATGGTCATAGAGTTAGCAGACATGGGAACTTCCTGCGAAACGATGATCATCACTGTGCCATTGGCGAACCACACAACATCATGAAGGTCGTTGGGTAAGAAATAAGGGGTGTCAAAGCCAAGATTCTTAGGTGGTTTGTGACCTATTACGTAATGGATATCGCGCTTCCATCCGAGCTGGTCGAGTACCATGAGTGCTGCAGGAAGTGTTCTTGAGTGAGCTTGTCGGAATGAAGAAGCGACGAACACACCTGTAGATTTAGGCATTTCAAGAACGTTGCGCTGGATGGCAAGTCCGGAAAGATACGACTTACCCCATCGTCGAGAACAAATGTTGATGGATTCTTTTGCCGAGACCAGAAACCACCGATATTGACCTTTATGAAGATATATCTTATTCATTGACTTCTTCAATGTCGATAGGTTCAACGTCGATAATGTCTGAAGAGATGTCGTATTTCTTCATCATCTTATGGATGTCTCTGCGTTCTTTGCCGTTGAGATTAATTCCAATGTCTGAAGGATTGGTGGTAATCACAACATTGTCGATGTGCAATTTCTCTTTAACGTTGAGGGTTTCACCTTCATCGGCAGCGGTATTGAACGCCTTTGCCCATGTCTGGGCTATCTTGGTATATATCTCGGCTTTCTTCAGCTGATCTTTTTCAGCAAGCAAGAAAGCCTGCTGAAGAATATCTTTGATAACGTATTTAATCCAGTTCTTGGAAGCAATTTCCACATCACCTAATATCATGGTTGTTTTGGCTATGATTGAATATGCTTTCTGCTGGTCAATTTTATAGATATGCATGAGATAATCTCTCATCTGCACATTGGTATAAGTTGGGTTGTTAATCCACACCGTATAGCAGTCACGAATCTGAATTAGCAGCTGCTGGTCAGATTTTGAAAGTCTCTGAAAATCATCATTGTCAGAAAAGAGATGTGATTTTATAAGGTCCATAGAATTTCGGCGTGGCATAACTATATTATTTCAGATATTGATTGTTTGCTGTAATAGTTTTTCATGCTGTTTATAGCTTCGGGACTTCCGGAGAGTGCAAAGCGTTTTGTATCGAAACGGAGTTTTATCCTGGTATCCATTACACCTCTCCTATAAGCATCAGCATAAGAATCATATTTTGTATATTTAATATTCTCAATAAATTCATTACAATCCAATCCGACATAATCCGCAATTTCAGAAGGTGAAAAGAACATTGAAGCCAACTGATATATCTTTTCTTCCTTAGATAATTCTTGCAGCTTCTCCAAGTATTCCTCTGACATCGTCTTCGATGGCATTGATTTCTTCGGGTCTGTCGGCAATGTAGTATCCTTCATTTCTGTAATTTTGTGTTGCGTTGGCAGATGTAATCACCGCTATATTACGTTTCTCGGAACGGCAGATATAGGCTTTTGCGTGACTATCCGTAAGATATAGTTCATCTGCCACGAATTGTAATTGGTTTAATTTCTCGCGGTGCCTGATTATAACATCTCTGTCAAGCACCATTATAATCTTAGACATCTTATATTGATGTCGCAGGTTCATCAGCTGTCTTATCCATATATCCGTTATGGAATAACTGAATATGGTAAGGGAACAGCCGACGCCTGCTTCATTGACAATGAATTTTATTAAATTCATCGAGTTGACCCTGCCTATATGCAGAGACGGAACGATAAAATAATTATCAGTCAATTACGCCAAGTTCTTTGAGTTTTGCGTTAGTTTCGTCAGAGAATTTCAGTTCTTTCTGTAGTGCGATGGCGAAATTGCTTCTCAACTTGACAAGTTCTTCATTGCTCAAGGTTTCTTTTTTCAAAGCTCTTGTAATACGCGAGCGGAGTGTCGATTCTTGGACATCTTCAACTGGAGAGTCGTTGTTTTCGCTATCGGATTTTAATGATGCTATTTCACCATCGATTATCTTCCAGTTGGAGGTAATGACTTCATCAAGACGAATAACCTCTGAGCGAAAAGCAGCTCTGCCTTCGTCGCTGTTAGCAAGTTTCATCTGTTGATGATTGTGCTGAAGCTCTTTGTAAAGGTCCATGTTATCCTTATAGATTTTTTTGCAAAAATCGTTAGGCATATCATCATACTTTGTATTCTGATAATGTTCTAATTTATGCCAATCTACAATTTTAACTTCATCATTGTCTTCTTCAGATTTTGGCTCGTCCTGTTCAGGAAGATCCTCATCTTTACCTTTGGGTTCGTCAATATGACTTGGACCGTCCTGTTTAGGAAGATCCAAGTCAACGAAGTGGCGATTAGGTTTAAGATGAGGTATTTTTGCGAGTCGCTTCAACTCAAATGTTAGGTACTGCAAATTTCTTCTTTTCTCAACAAGTGAGATAATACCTTCATTGTCGCAGTATTTTTTTAACAATGCGGTTCCAGTAGTAAAATCTACATTACCTTTTTCTAGATATTTTCTAACCTCATTCATAACTTATTTTTTTTAAGCTCCTGAAGTGATTGCGCCTGTTGCGCAATCCAAGTTACCTTTGTCTGTTGAAAGAGTTCCTGTGTATCTTGGAAACGCAGTAGTATCAGGTACTTCAGCCTTGATGGTGAAGCCTTTGTCAGACCCTGCGCTGTCGCCTGTATTACCATCAATGGTAATGTTTGTTCTGTAATCTTGGTTGCCAACAACGAAATATTGTTTGTCATGCTTGACGATAAAAACGAAATCACCGTTAGCTGCTGCTTTTGCGAATCCTCTTGCCTCACGGGTGAGTCGTGGGAATTTAATTTCGAGTGTGTTCTGATTCATCTTGCAATCGACCTCTCCTATTGTGCTTGAAGACACTTTACCTTTACCTTGAGTATTGTAAAGACTTAAAAATTTCTTTCCTGAAATCAAAGTAAAGTCTCCGTCATAATCAACGTAATCGTCAGTATCCAATGATGAGTCTTCTGTTGCATCTTCGAGTTCATCAATGATTTCAGGCCATTTCTGGATGTCAGCTTTAGAAATGTAGAATATTGTATCTGATATACCGCTCGGATTTGAGCTTCCAACTTTAAAATCTAAACTTTTTAAATCCATTTTTCTATTATTTTAATGTTAAAGATACCATATCGGCATTGCTACCGATATGGTATTGTTTCTAAACGCATTTACCTTTCAAAGGAATATCCACTTCGACTATATCCGTAGTCGATGAGATTGATAGCTTACCGGCATAATCGCCTTTTGCTGTCGGTTTGAAAGTAATAGGAATATCAACTCCAGCTTTGGCAGCAGCTGCTGTGATGGTTGTAGTAGTTGTTGTGAATCCAGTACCTGTTACTTTTACTTCAATAGATGAAGTTAATGAGAATCCTTCAATATGTACATTTTCAGTTGTTGTAGAACTTGTTGCTTTTTCTCCAAAATCAACTTCTTCAGGATCGTAAGAAATGTATGGAATATCAAACTCGCTTGTGAAGCTTGCACAGCAGAAACATTCTTTTTCGAGATTGATAATCTGGCATCCCATAAATAATTCAGCGAAAATCTGAACCATTTTAGGGTTGTTAGGAACGCGGATGTCGAAGCTTTCCATTCCGCTTTCACCGTCGAAACCAACGACCATGTTATCTTTGGTTGAGAAGATGATGTGTTTGACATCGTCCATTCCTGCCATATCAGCGATAACGCAGCGTTTGTTAGAACCTACCAAGACTCTTTGATTGTACTCGTTGGTGTAGTTTGCACCTTTGTAGTTGTCGTTATACCATCTGTCGTACATTTCTCTTACATTCGATGGCATATAGAGATATAATGTTTCTTCTTCTTTGAGAATATGAGACATTGTGCTCCATAGCAGCATAAGTTTATCGCCGATGTTATATTCGGTGAGTTTTCCCGATTGGAAATAGTTACCTAATACTCTGGAGATTTTTCCTGCTGCCTTTTCTTTGTCGATAATTGTGTCGAAGCCGTCGAAACCGTCCATACAGGTATTGCCTGTAGCGTTACGTTTGCCAGTCCAAATAGCTTTGGTCAGTTTAGATGAAGAGGTGCGAGCCATCTCAGCGACTGCAGCACGTACGCCTTCCAATTGTGTTCTGTCTTTTTTCAAAACTTTACCATAAACTGTTTGGTAGATCGTTGCAGGGTCAAACTCCTCGAGTAATTCCAACATGAAGGTCTCGATGGTACGAGGTTCTGCGTATGTTGTGTTGCTTGGGTCGTATGTTCCGACTTGATAAGGTTTCCATTGTGCATCGGATTTGAGTTTGCCGACCGTCAATTTTCCGTGAATGCCAGTCATCTTCTTTAAGAACTGCAAACTCTTTTCGAGTACAGCCTGAGGCATGGTGATGAAATCTTGGCTGAATCTGTGACCTGATTCGACCAAAGCATCGCGAAACTGTAATGCTGCTGAATTATTAGTTGCCATAGTTACTTAGAACGTTGTTTGAGATAGTTAGTACAATAGGTTAATGAATCTTTTTCCGAAGGATCAAAAGAGTCGTCGGTAGAATTTCCATTGGGGAATTTTTCTTCGACTTCGGTTTTCTCATCAGCTTCTTCCAAGGCTTTTTCCAACTCCTTGATACGATTTTCTTTGTCGGTCAAAGAGTTGTTAAGAGTGGTAATTGATTTTTGAGCGTCGGCTAATTGAGTGTTCAACTTGCCAAACTCAGTGTCAATGTCAGTAAGCTGTTCTGTTGATAGAGTAACAGTTTTGTCTGATGCTTCCTCTATAACTGAACATGATTGGATTGTTTTTAGGTTATCAAACATATTGCTTATATTTTGAATATTAGACTTTTGTTTAGATTTAGACAGTGATACAACCTTGTCCACGGCTGTTTCAAACTCTCCGATTTCGTCGATGAGAGTTCCGACAACATCTTTTGCAAAGTATGTTTTGCCTTTGAGTAAGGTTTCGTTGTTCAGATGACGGTTATCCTTCATAGCCTGTACGAATTTAGCGTTGAGTGGGTTGAGTACCTCATCTCTTATCATTTGGATATTACCTTGCAAGGCTTCTTCGTAATCAAGATTTTTCTCTTCAGAACCATCAGCATAAACTCTGACGCTTATTTCTCCTGTTGAAAGTTTTCCAGACTTAGGATAGTCAAGAATCTGAATCATCGTGCCAACGCATCCGATACGATCATCTTCACGGTTGGCTATGATGTAGTCGCAATAACTGCCAGCGTAGATTGCTGCACTACACATCATTCCATCGACGAATGCAACACAAGGTTTGTCTAATGCCACTATTGCTTCGGCGAGGTCAGGAACTGAATTGGCAGCACCACCGCCGGAGTCGATAACGATAATATGTCCTATAATGGATTTATCTTCGTCAGCTTCTCTTAAATGTCTGGCAATGGTTCTTGTTCCATAGTTACATTCACCGTCGTGGCGGGTCATCAATCCTTTAAGATTGACAACATTGACGGATTTCTTGTTGTTATTGTTAGAATTAACATCAATTGTTGATTGAAGTATATCTTTTTCCTCTTCCATTTGAGCTCCGATTAACAGACCTCTGAACACCTGGGAATAGACAGGCAACAATGATGTCTCAATCATGTAAGCCTGAGATAATATATCTCTTAAAAAAGTGTAGCGCATATTGTATTTTTATGCAAAAATGCGCTACTACTTATATTAAAAAGCGACACTATGAGACAATAATCTTTCCTTTCTGCGTAATAGTAATTTTTACTTTAGCACCTTTTTTTGAGATTACCCAAAAATCGGTAGTCAATTCAGCATTACGGGCATTTGCAGATACTGAGTAATTTATATTATAAATTTGTCCTGGCTTAATATCGTCGGGAAAAGTTATAGTAATTCCATTTTTTGTAACTGATTGCATACCTATATGTTTTCAACTGTTGAAACAAACCACTCATCGTTCGAAGAAACCATAATTGTACCAGAACCACCTGCAGCAGGAACCTCAACGCTCGTAGGTGTTACTGTTATTGCTGGTACTGCGCCGGATTGAATTACATCACAATATACAGAATGACCTGCATTATCCTCTAAAATAATTCTTGCAGAACGTTCAGACGCAGTTTGATTATCTGGATAATCTAAATTAATGGAAAAGGTATATTCACTATCAGATCCGGGATCTCCTTGTATGGGATTATTTGGTCTATAAACATCACCATTGATATATGCTTGCATTAATCTCATCGTTAAATCTCCTTCTAATGTTACTTTTACTAATTGGGAGTTAGATATAGCTCTGATTTGTATGTATGCATCGTAAATGGCTGGCACCTTGATTATTGAATCTGTAGCAAGCTCAATAAACTCAGGTTTCCCATCCTGGATGAAAACCACAGTAGCTTGGGATTTTTTTTCTGATTCTGAACCAATGTAAACTTGAGAGTAGAATTTTTTTTGATTTCTTCCTGTGTTAGAAGAAATGTTCCAACTATGGGCGTTTTTTGATGTTTTTGTGACTGTAAGAGACATAATTATTAATTGTTTATTGGTTTAACATTCCATTTCTGAGTCGTTGAAACTGCTATTGTACCGCTGCCACCTTGCCAAGAACAACGAATAACAGATTGGTCAACTGCTATTTGTTCTTCTATATAATCTTCTTCGATAGATATATGTTTGATACTTACAGATTGCAGTCCGCTTTTATTTTTGTAAATACACGATATATGTAATTCTCGTGAATCAATTTTCTGATATTTGTTGTGAGTTGTTATATAAGCTGGAGCTTTGTTAGAACCTATAACGTAATTGTTACCATCTACCGAAATGACCAATATGATTACAGGTATTTCTATAAATGAACTTATTAACGCCTTCCAGTGATTGAGTTCTTTTCTTGTGGAAAAATCTAAGTTAATAACATGATAAGTTCCATTTTCATCATCAATAATTTCATCGGTCAGGGAGGCTGACGACTGAACGAATTCAATTTCATTAAATTTATTAAAAGGCAAAGCCGCCAATCCGCTGGTATCAAAAAAAGAGTCTGACACTTCCCCTTTCTTTGCAATTTTAATTTTTCTAATTCCAATTTTTGCCATATTTTACATTTTAAAAATTCACGACAATTTTAGGGGTTAATTTTATGATTTAAAACAATATAGGGTGTATTCTACCCTCGTATTTTTTGTCTCTATATCTGAACCAGTCTCGAGCAAGAGAACTGACATCTTTTTCAGTAAAATTGATATTGTAGTCAGACAAGAATGATGTGATTCCTGCTTTAACTCGTTTTTTATCCTGCTCTTCATAAGCGGATGTGTAACCATCCATATAAACATGAAAAGCTTGTTTCATCATCCGCTTGAGATGTCGCCTTACAACAGCTTGGCCATAATCTGATACAACTGTATGATATAACCCATCGAGATGTATGATTCTGTCATACTTCTTGCTGAAAGTTTTGCAATGTAACAGAGGTATCTCCAACATGATAATCTCGCTATAATCTTTTTCTTCAACCTTCTTGTCTCCAAATAATTCTAACTGCTGCTTGGGTGACTCCAATATGAGATAAGGTTTAATCAGGTCAACAATGACCCAACCGTTTCCGGTTCTTAGTATCTCGTCCTGCAGATGGTTTTCTACATACTGCTTGACGAGCTTTCCGACTCTAATTTCTACGTTAAAACCTTTCATCTTACAAAGTTTTGTTTTTCGTTTTTTATAAACAATGTCATTAATTTATACTGCTTTTAAAGTCAATTTATGTTTAGGTGTCTAAAGTCAAAATATTTTGACAAAACGATTTTTAGACAACCTATTTTTTAATTTATTGATTACAACTTAGTTATAAATATTTTTTCTTGTCAAACTACATTTTTGGTTTTGTCATTAATTTCTATAGGTTTTGACTAAAATAACATAACCCACTGATTATCATTCTTGTCAAAATTTAAAAGGTTTTTTGTCAAAATAAACTGTCTAAAAAAATTTTTGACTAGTAAAATGACAAGTTTTTATCTCATTTATTCTTTTGATTTTCAACACATTTATTTTTTAATTAGTCATTTTGTCAAAATGTCATTAAAAAAACAACCTTGAAGTTATAATTCAATTCTAAAGAGCAAAAAAAATAAAGGTCAGTCATCTTTCCTTTTAGAAGAGATGTAAAAGCCGTAACACTGGTTACCGCTCACATCAGTAAAACGAATCTCATTACGCTTTCTTTCTGTCAAAGATCTATTGTGCATATACCATTCTGGATTATATTCATATCCACGGATTTCGCACCACCAAATAAGTTTTTTAGTAAATGTGTTTTTCTTGACATATCCAGATCCATACTTAGACAGGCTATCCTTGTATTTGATAAATGCTTCCTCTTTGCTAATTTCTTGGTCTAATCTATCTTCGAAATAGTTATCAGCCCAGTCAATGAAATCCATACCAATTTTATTTTCCTTCTGACGTTTCTCTATGTCTCCCATATCAGCTTCGATGAGTCCATACTTGAGATATAGTTGCACGCATTGAAGCATAAAATTGTAGAATTTGTTCATGTCTTCTTCTTTATAGTCAAAGAGAAGATTTCGTCCAAATTCTATTTTAGGTGAATTTTCTTGCAATCCGATTTCTGGATTCGCTGAATGGTAGTAATCGGAGAATCCGCAGAACTGGATACGTCTTCTCAATGAACCATAGAAACGGCTGATGGCGTGATTAGATGTAAAAGCGAACTTCGGAGCTTTGGTCATAGGTATGATGAACTCATCCTTATTCTTTACGTTCACCGTCAGGTCGTTGGTGATAGAAGGCAAAAACAAATTCAAGTCAACACGAGAATTAAGGTCGTCAATGTGAACGATGTCCGAATCAAAGTCAACACGCTGAAAGATGAAATCCATTTTGTTTTTGTCTATTTTCTGACCATCTATAAAAACTCTGTTTCGCATATATTTCAGCGAGTCCAAAAACAGAGATTTTCCAGTACCACCGTTATGCTGACCTTCTTCAAGTTCATCAACAGCTATCTCCATACAGTAAACGGCTTTGCCAGAACTTGGGCTGCGATACTTAGTAAGCATATAACCAAGTGTGCTGCACTTGGATATGAAATTAACATCAATGATTTTTCTTTCCGTAGGTGTCAGTTCGCCACCGGTTTTTCTTGCTTCAATTTCATCTCTCCAGAACTTGTTTCCTGTGTTATATATGAAACGTATGAAATCGAAGTCGCCTTGAAGAATTTTCAGACTATATTTCTCACTGTTTGGCATTTTGTCAAATTCCTGTTTCAAGTCAAATATTCCGGGGGTGTCGGGGGAATGTCGGCTGAGTATATCTAAGGTATAATCGTAATTGTCGGAATATTCCACATTGAACATCTTATCCAACAACATCAAATCATGTTGTATTACCTTTTCTTTCAGCACATGGAAATTGCTTTCTTGGTGTTTAATCTTCTCTATACTATCAGCGGTAACGCGTATAATAGTATTCTTGAAGAAGAAATACTCCTCTGTTGAAGAGAACGAATCAAAGTTCAGTTCAATGGTTTCGAGATTTTGAAATGAGTCTGTCGAAAGTATCTTGTTACGCAGGATCATATTCTCAAGACCTATGGTATAATATTCAGGATTATCGTTAATAAACTGAACAAGAAAAGTTCTGACGCGACCTGTTATATTGGATTCCGGAATAACCTCAACCACCTTGTCTTTTACATAAACGTATCGGTAGAAGTTGCCTGTTATCATCTTAAAAAAACCAGATGCACTTAAAAACTTAAAGAGACAGGCGTTAGATATATCGTAATTAACTCTGCCTTTTTCGTTTTTGGTCTCAATCCAGAACTTGAGTTGCTTCGAAAGTTTGACCAGGCGGTTCTTGAATTCGTAGCGAGGATTTATTTGACCTCTTTTGTAGAATGTCATATAATCCTTGATATCCTTGCAAGGCTTGGCGTTGCCGTTGCTGTCGCGTTTGTTTGTGGTGTATTTGCCAAGATCTTCAGGAAGAGATATGATTTTTACATCCAGATCCTGGAGTGCTATTTTTTGAGCGTTACGCTTACCTGTTTCGTCATCATCGAAAAGAACATATAGGTTTTTGCATATTCTCTTGAGTTTCTGAAGATGGTTGTTGGATATTGGTTCAGACTCTGAATTAAACCAACAAACTTCGTAACCGGCACCATATACGTTGAGGGCGTCAGAAGGACCAGAGCAGATGATGAGGTCTTCAAATCTTTCGTCTTCATTGTCAGGATTGGTGTAGTCGTCATCGGAATTGTTCTTGTCGATTGGTTTTTTCGGATACTTACCTTTGAGAGCGTCTTTCCAGACCTTCATGAATTTCTTAGTTCCAAAGATGAAATCTTTTGGCTTCTCTCCAAAATACATGAACCTTAAGTCTCCGTAAGGTTGGTATATCTTGCCCCAATCGCCATAGTCATAAAACATTATAGGATATTGTTCGTTGGCTTCGATAAGCCATGAGTAATCTTTTTTGGCCTTGGTTATATATCCGTCGAGTGGAATCAGATTAAACTCGTTGCACATTTCTTGAGTGATTTTATGACCGAGAACTTCAAGTTCTTGAGCAGTGAATAATCCTGATGGGCGTCTGACAAGTCTCATTTCAGAACTCGGAGCTTCTTTTTTCATTCCTGGTTTGAATGCGATGGTGTTGTTGCTCGAAGCTGACGAGAGTAGTTGAGGTGCGAAATTCTGAGCAATCCAATCGATAGCGTCTTTGAAGGAGAGATTAAACCTCTCCTTCACAAGTCCTATTGCTGTGTAGGCTTTATTGTCTGTACCGCCGTGATCTTTAAGAAACCACACGCCTTTCTCCTGGAATACTCCAGCCGATGGGCGCTTGTCGTCCGGACGCAGCTTCAGCGGTTTCTTCGGATTAGCCTTGTCAATTTCTTTGTAGAAGTGACAAAGGACATCCAATCCTCCGTTGGTGGCATCGTATATTTCTTCGACTTTAATCATAATTACACATTTTAATTGTTATATTCTGAGGTGCTCGGCGATTGCCTCCGAAGTAAAGACCACAACCGAAGGCAGGTCTATTAGATGTGATTACATCATCATCTACTAAAAAATCTTCGGCAAAAAAGAATATGGAACTACCAGTTTTTAATATTTCGAGGGTTACGCATTGATTTATTTTCACGGTGGTGACTTTTCTATACTGTCTTTGCCCATCAATATAGTAATAAGCCGCTATTTCAATTTTATCAGCAATAGGTTTGTATCTCCAAACATACCTTGCTGAGTTTTTATGCACACCGTTAATTCCTAAACAGAATCCGAATAATTTGTTCCAGTCTAACTGGTCTTCATTGTCAAAATTATACCGGCATGATTCCGTAAAAACAACTTTCTTTTTAATAGAAAATCTTTCATCAAATGAAATAAACTTAAAACACGCTGGTATTATCTGAAATGGTCTGTGAAAACCCTTGTGGATAGTTAGCGCTTTCATGTCAATCCTCTACTATTAAATTATCTTTTAACAATTCCTTAAGTCTTCTATCTCGAGCGGCTTTTGTGTCGAATTTTTCAAGTGTTTTCCAAGCACCGTTACCGACTCTGTATTTGATTCTGATATTAGGACAATCATCTTTTCTGATGATTGTGAATCCGGTTGCTATAACTTTATCTTGGTCATTTGTACCCATATATTATTTCTCCCATATTATATTATACTCAATTAGTTTCTGTCTTCCTGTAACAATGTCTTGCGATATTGAGAGGAGTCCTCTCATAGCCTTGATACTTGCAAGTCTGAAATTCTCCAATTCATTGTCCTGGTTCTTTATTTTTACTGTTTCAGATTCTATATGATAGACGATACCGTTGTCTCTCTGAAACTTATATTCAATCTTAAATTTCTTTTCCATAATTAAAATAATGATAATTGTTTCGATCTAAAGTAATCTTCTATAAGTCTATCTACTTCAAGTTCAAGCTTCAAACTTTTGTCAAGAACATCCATGTTATGCGTTCGAGAGTATTCTTTCTGAGCCTCCCTCATCGCAGAAGTTGCCTTGATGATTTGGTATTCTGTCATTGCGTGACCAATGGTGATAAACAATATTCAGCTACCCATTTAGAAAAGTCAACTTCATCTACATCTATTTTGTAGTAGGGGTTGTATGCGTCAGAGTCAAGACCTCTGTCTGTAACGATGGCTTTCTTCTCTCTCATATCTTCTTCCGGAAAGAACTCGTTCATGACTACCGTTTGACCAACATTGTAACAGAATTGTGGTGCGATGATGTTACGGTCAACTTCTTTCATTTTGGCAGATAATTTTTGATTGTCCATAAGTTTTACTTCAGGAACTACCGTTCTTATATGCTTATTGAACTTATAAGCTGTTTCAGTTCCACAACATTTCTTGGCTTTCTTGCCTGAACCGCAAGAGCAAGGGTCATTTGGGCGAACCTTGACGGATGTGAGAGTTCTGTTTTCGGCATCGTCCGGTGCCTGGACTACTTTTACTTTTCTTTTCATGATTATAATGTTTGGTGTTAGATTATGATTCGAATATTTTTTCGGATGCGATACTTTCGATAACAGCTTTAGCAAGTGGTGGTATTGCGGTTCTGCCTCTGTACCAATTGTAGAAAACATCTGTGGTTGCTATTCTGCATTCTTGAATTATTCTATCTCTCAAAGCAATACGCCTGTCATCTGGAATATTTGAATACCAATTTTTGAATCTTTGATTGTCGTTCATTTTTTTATATGAGTTGTAATTTTACAACTGCAAAGGTAGTATAAATTTCGATAATCGCAAGAAAAAAATCTAAAAAAGAAATTAATTCTTGCAAATCGAAAGAATTGTTTAACAACTATTAACTAAATTAAATTATGAATAAGAATGAGTTACATCCAGTCGTTGAAAATTTGAATAAAATAATGAACGACAGAAATTTAAGTAAGGTTCAGTTTGCAGAAATGATTGGATTTACAGAATCCAAATGGAATAAAATTTCTAATGGCAAGCAGAATTTGTCGGTTCAAGAACTTTCAAAAATCGCAAGATTGCTGGGTCTAAAAGAGGTAGATATATATACATATCCGCAGAAATTAATTCTTGATGAAGATGATAGTTTTAAGGCACAGCTGACACTGGAGCTTAATAAAGATCTTAAGGAAAAAGTTTTGGATTTGGTTTTCGGAAATGACAAACTGAAATTGATAAAATAATTTTTTTACAATAAAACACCGGCAGGAATCCGGCAACAACAGCTCTGAAAACTCAAAGTTAAAAAGGTATAAAGGATTGACAATCAAATATAGAAGTGGTTCGGATTTGTCGTGGGTTCGAGTCCCATCTTCCACCCTCCTTAAAGAAAAAGACAGATTGTCAACAAATTACACCTGATTTAATGTCAAAATGAGTTAAAAAACTCCGGCATAAATCCGGTGTAATTCTTTTTACAGGGTTTGGGGCTGTTGTTCAACAACTTCCAAAAAAAAAATGTCTAAGCGTAAAAATGACAAACTCGAGCGTCAGGAAAAGAACATCCTGATTGACTTTCTTCCGGCTGTCTTAAAAAATACCAAGTCAGAAGGTTATTTAGTGGAATATCATTACAGAGATAAGATTCTTAATTCGCTGGTGCGTAAAAGATTCTATCTTAATCGTCTTATAAATTCCTATACCAAGAAAAGCGATGGGCTTAATCATGCCCGAAAAATAGTCCATGAACTGAACGAAAAGCTGAAGAATGGTTGGACTCCAGCATTTGAAACGGAGGACCAAAGATTATACACGCCAATTCTGAAGCTTCGAGAAATTTACCTGAATGATAAGAAACGTGATGTACGTGAGGCGACAATGACCTCTTATAGTTCAATAACCAAAATGTTCAACGAGTGGATAGAAGCAAGCAACAGGACAGGGAAGGTGACAGGCAATTTTCTCCGTTTTGATGCCGTCTGTTATATGGACTATGTTCTTGAGAAAGGTTGTTCAAACCGTACATATAACAACACTCTCAAAATGATGAGAGCTTTGTTCTCATGGGCTATAGAAAAGTGCTATTGTAATGAAAATCCTTTCACTAATATCAAAACCAAAACAAAAGAAGCGAAGAAACGTATCGTTATCGACGAGCAGAGCAGAAGGAAGATTGCAGAATACTTCAAGGTTAAGAATATGCAGATGCTTTTGGTTTGCAAGTTGGTTTATAACTCAGCAATGCGTCCGAAAGAAATTGCGAATCTGAAGATAGAAGACATCAGATTAGAGCACAGATATATTATAGTACGTGACACCAATGCAAAGAACGGGAAATCTCGATGCGCTACGATAACGGCAGACGTGATAGAATATCTGCAGCAGTTCATGTGCTATCCTGGAAGGTTTTATCTCTTCGGCATGAACAAGGATTTGCAGCCTTCGGATAAACGCTGCGCTCTTTCTTCATTTCGTAAGAAATGGGATAAGATGAGGACGTTTTTAAACCTTCCTCAAGAGATGCAGCTGTATAGTCTTCGTGATACGGGCATGATCGATCTGCTTCATGCAGGGGTGGATGAACTTTCTGTTCAGCATCATTTTGACCATAGTGATTTGTCAATACAAGCTATTTATACAAATCACTTTGACCCAAATTTGAATGAGACTATATTCAGGAATGCACCTAAGTTTTAACGTAGTCTTTTGCGGATGCCAAACTCTCCGTAAGGCAAGATTGTCTTTCCGTCGGAAATCAATCCAGCTGTCATCGAGAGCGACCATTGCTCGTTTAATAACATTCGAGCTGCCACATCTATGTCGAGGTAATAGCATTCAGGAGTTTTGCCAAGTGACAAACCTGCATCTGCAGTAAACCTTTTGGGTTTGATGGTTATTTCTTTCTCCACCATTTTCGTGACCTCACGAAAATGATAATTGACGCTGTCAAGAGATACGTTATAACCAGTGCAATAGATGTCGGCTGATTCATCCTTGAACCAGTACCAGGATAACGGCAACGGCAAATACAACGTGTCGTTGATTCTTACGGTATCATTTAGCGGCATGAGTGTATAATCGTAGATTGTACTGTCTTTCTTTTCAATGTTGTAGATGGTGGTATCTTTATATGAGACATTGAATATGACGGTATCCCTATATTCTTCATTGTAGGAAATCCTGCTTCTGTGAGGTAGAAGCAGGATTGGCAGTAATAAAAGTAGTAGAACCAAACAATAATATGAAAAAGAAAATTTATCGTTCATGGGTTGAAATATGTTACTTTGTACGGATTTCCCATATCGTAACAGTCGATATGAAGCCAATTGACATTTCTTTCGATTCTGACAGGATACGGCAGAAGATCTGAGTTCTGCTCAATTATCTTCCTCATCTCCTCAGCAGTCATAAGTGGACTAGAGAGGTCTAAACCTATTCCGTTATGATGTGAAGAAAGATATAAGATGTTTTTCAAAGTCTTCTCTTTGACTAATTCACAAAGATTGCATCTGAGTCCACGTTGAGTGAAATCGATGGAATAGTTGTTGCATACGAGTGGAACTTTCAAAATTTGAGTGCGCAAAACAAGCAATGTGTGGAGTATTTCCGTCGTAAGGAACATCCATGACATTTCGCCGTATTTGCCATAGACATGAGGGCAAGCGAGTTCTTTGATTCTAAAGTAGTTCTTGAGTTGCGATATAATTTCAGATCTTGTCACGATTATTTTTTTTACAAATCTAATCGCAATAAAAATAATCAAGATGACAAAAAAAGGTGCAGAAGCACCTTATAACTTTAGCACTTGGCATTTGCGAGTTCAGCCAATTCAACAGCTGTTGGCTCGTGGTCAAAAATAGCTTCAGTCCATGTTTTCATGCCTTCGACAATTCTTGACTCTTTAGAATCGCCTTCGCCTATAGTCTCGACATAGTCTTGAATGTTGGCTCTACCAATCCATTGATTGTTGTTGATTTTTTCTCTTGCAATTGCTTTAGCTGTCGGTCCGAAAGACTTTACGGGTTGTGATTTTGTAGCCATAACGATACTTTTAACATAGTTAATAATTAGCCTTCTCTTCCTGCGGATGCGTCTCCTGATTCTTGCTTTAGTCTTGTATCTTTTCCTTACTATCATTTTATAGAAGTTTTGGCGATCAGGATACATAACTTTAGACCATACAGAAAAGACCTTGTCGCAAATCTCTTTTCTTTTATTAAACTCATCGAGATGCTTCAGCATTCCAAGATAGCTGTTAATTGTAGCTGCAAATTTCTCACAATTCTGAATTTGGAAAGCGACATTTCCCAAGGCTTGTTTGTTCCACCAATGTATTTTCTTAAAACAGTTTGTTATGCTTCTATTAGAGGAGTAACCTGCTTTGCGATTTTGTCCGTTTGCCGATATATCAAATTTAGTTTGTCGTCCGGTAGTCCGCATTTAATGGATATAAGCTCGAGCAGGGAAAATAGAGTGTCTAATTTATAAAGTAATACTTGCAGTTTGATTGATCTTTGATTGAAGTCAACAAGTATTTGTGAGGCGTGGTAACACTCCAGCATATCTTTTAACAGATGCTGAATGTCGTTACCGTAACCATATTTATAACGATGAGTATAGTAGTTTTGCAGGTCATCCAACATAACAGCCAAAGCCTCAGTGTCAAGAAGCAACTGTGACTTTGGCTTTCTGTTTGTATTTTGCGAACCGGAATTCATGATTAATTTCTACAAAAAATCGAGCGGCTTCGCCGCTATTATTTTCAGTCCACAAAAATAATAAATTTTAAATAATAAATATCAGTGTGATTAAAAAGCCGAAACCGCACGGACGTAATAGCTAGCGTACTTATTAGAGGAGTTCTGAAGCCCATAAGCGAAGGAGAGCAACCATGCGAGATTACTATAATACTCTGTTGATGACCAATTATAATCATTGGTCAAAGCAACACCTCCACAAGCTGTCAGACAGGCATTGATAGCCGCTTTGTTCAGGTACATTAGATACAGATGACCGAAAGCCG